GCAGAATTGTCTGCAAAAGTTGTGGCGTTGTCTGCATCTAACAACCAGCACAAGGAAGCAATGAGCAAAGCAATTGACTTGATTGAGAAAGTTGCTGACTTACCAAGCGAAACCCCAATCAAAACTCCCGTTTCAAACAAAAAGAACGATCAGTTTGAAGCACTTAAAAAATTCAAAAACGCAATAAACAAATAAAACTATGTCATTCTCTGTAGGATCTCTCGCTAATTACACCAACGAACAATCAACTGATTTGTTGGTTAAGGCTCTTTTCGGGTCAAAAACTGCAACCTTGTTGCAATCTTCTAACCAAGTTCAGGTAGGTGTAAAATCTGCATCTGCTTTGAACATCCTTGCTTCAACAGTTTTCTTTCAAGCAGACGGTTGTGGCTTTGTACCAAGTGGTACAACAACCTTCACTCAGCGTAACATCACCGTTGGTGCTGTAAAAGTTGAAGAAACTCTTTGCCCAAAGACATTGGAAGCAAAGTGGATGCAAACTCAAATTATGCCCGGTTCACCAACTATGGTTCCTTTTGAAGAGCAGATCGGTGCTGAAAAGGCTGCCGTTATCGCACAAACTTTGGAAGTTGCAATGTGGCAAGGTGACACCACAAGTGGTAACCCTAACTTGAGTCGTTTTGACGGATTCAACAAAATCATTGCTGCCGCTTCTCCAGTATTGGCGAACGCTGCACCAACTACCTTTACTTCAATCACCGCTGCAAACATCGATGACATCTTGGATCAGGTTTACGCCAACATCCCTGCTGCCGTTGCTGAAAAAACTGACTTGGTTTGTTTCTTGGGAATTGATGCCTACAAATTGATGTTGGTAAACTTGAAGAACGCTAACTTGTTTCACTATGTTGCCGATGCTGCCACTTCAATGGAAATGGTTTACCCCGGTACTAATATGAAGTTGATCGCTGTTGGTGGTTTGAACGGAACTAACAAGATTGTTGCTGGTTCTTTGAGCAACTTCTTTATGGGTACTGACTTGATTGATGAGCAAGAAGAAGTGAAAATGTGGTACAGCATCGACAACGATGAGGTTCGTGTTCGTTTCACTTTCAAGGCTGGTGTGCAAGTTGCTTTCCCCGGAGAAATCGTTTACTTCACCCTTTAATCTTTATAACTGATGGCTTGTTTACTCACACAAGGATTCACTCTTGACTGCAAAGATGCAGTCGGAGGTATCAAATCAATCCACCTTATCACTTGGGTTGATTCAAAGTTCACCGTTGCAAGTGGTGAAGTAACTGGCACAACCGTTGCAAGTGGTGATGTTTACGATTACGAGTTGCCGAAAGGTACTGGATCATTGACCATCACCACCAATGTATCTGTAGAAAACGGAACATCATTCAATCAATCGGATGTTGTTTTCAAACTTCGCAGATTGTCAACCACCAAGCGTAACGAAATGAAGCTCCTTGCTCAAGGTCGTTGCTATTGCATCGTTAAAAACAACAACGATGAGTATTGGTTGGTCGGCAAGGAGTACGGATGTGATGTGACTGCAATGGTTGCCAACACTGGTACTGCTATGGGAGATTCCAACGGTTATGAAGTTACTCTTTCAGCAATTGAGGCTGAAGCACCCTACAAATTGCAGAGTTCAGTTGTTACCGCTTTGGGTATCTAATTGGTTCTTGTTTCATAGGTCAAAGAGGGAGGGCGTTTTGCTCTCCCTTTTTTGTTACATATTTTGACTCTCGCTATTTTGTAGAGATGTTGGTAATTAACAAAGGGCAAACAAAGTTTTGGTATCTCACATTGACTGAAAAGGCAAGTGCTGCATCCTATGTGTTTACCTTCACCCATCGTCAAACTGAAACCATCGTTACCAGAACATTGACCGATGTCTCAACTCACACGGAGAGATATAATAAATTTCAGTTCATTGAAGGCACTACCGCAACCCTATTGGAAGGTGAACACGAATACAGTGTTTCAACTGCTGGAGGTATCTTGTGCGAGATTGGAATCCTGAAGGTTCAAAAGACATTCACCGAGGATGAATACACCCCTAATTTAACAGAAAAAATACATATAATATGAGCAGTTCAACAGACATCATCGCTGGAGGTTCAGCCTTCATTCGCTACGGATCAGGCACACAAACCTTGAGAAATCACAACGCTTTGGTTGTTCAAGAAGATACCGTTTTCACTTCATTCTCCGTAGACGGAACAAATGTTCTTTCAGCTCGTGGAATGAGTGGTGTAACCTTCAAGCAAGGTGCATACCTTCCAGCGGGTAACTCTGCAACCATCACCGGATTTGTAATCTCTTCGGGTTCAGTAATCGGATATTAATGATACAAGGCATTGGCATTGGCATTGGAATAAATCGGCAACGATTTGGAAGTGGGGGAACTCCTACATCTTTTTCAACAACTGAATGGCAACTCTTGAACACAATAAATTGGGAAAATATAACAGACACTTGGAATTAATATGGGAACTTCATTAACGGGATTAACACCCGCAACAACATACGATGCCTTAATCAAGGTAGGCGATAACGGACCGTTAAGTGGAACGGCAAAAGTATTGAGTGATGGATTAGGTAATGATTCAATTCTTGCCTTATCTACAACTGCGGTTGGTATTGGTACAACTACGCCATCAAGCCCTTTAAGTATTGTTAATACAATCGCTTTGAGTGCGGGTGCAACCAATCCCCGTATATTCAACGAGGCATATACCATCAACAATAGCGGTGCGCAAACGGGAACGGCTACGGGTATTTTCTTGAATGCTACGGAAACCAACTTAAATGGTCAAACGCATAACTTGATAGATTTGCAGACCGCTTCAATTAGTAAATTTTATGTTACTAACGTAGGATTTGTAAATGCAAATAGTTCTATTTATGGTGGTGGTGATATTAGAATAGCCGCAGCAGGACAATATTTTTGGAACGGAAGAAGTGGTATCAAATCTTTTGCAGATGGAAATATAACTTTGTTAAATAATGCAAATACGGCTTTTAGTTTATTACAATTAGGCGGCACAACATCAAGTTTTCCATCAATCAAACGCAACGGCACTGCTATTGATTTTAGGTTGGCGGATGATAGTGGGTTTGCTACTTTAAATTCTGGCAGTATTAGTTGTAATTCTAATTTTACTGTAACAACATCAATGGCTTTAGGTGGCAGTGCATTGTTTGGCTTAAATGATTTAGGTTCGCTCACGGCATCAGCAGTTTTAGAAGCAAGAAGCACAACTAAAGGCTTCCTACCACCGCGAATGACAACAACCCAACGCAACGCCATCACATCACCAGCTGAAGGATTGGTAATTTACAACACAACCACACAAAAATTAAACCTTTACACAACTGCGTGGGAAGCCGTAACAAGTTTATAACAACTAAAAAAATGATAAAATTAAACACACCATCGTTTATCTTCACGAGTGAAGAAACGCAAACAAGCACAAAAGTAGGTTTGTTGACCGTTAATTATTCCGCTTATTTGGGAACAAAGACCATTGATGATGTAACAACTTTACAAGGGTACATTCAATCGTTTGTCTACAACGAGACAATGAATGCAATTTTGAGCGACACCCAAGAAGATACCTATTTTACGGGGAACATTTTGAACGAATTAACAAACCAATACATCGCCAAATTGTCTGCATTGAACCCATCTATCACCTTTACATCTACTTTATGATTACTTTGAGCGAAGAAAAACTAAAGGAATTAAACGCATTTATCCAAGAAATGCCAACAAAATTTGGTTTGCCATTGATTCAATTTATCAATCAAATTATTGAAGAGCAAAAGAAAGAAGTAAAGGAGTAATTCAATGACTGCCCCGAAAAAAGTTCCCAATGGTCTACCCGTTTCGTTTGACCAATTCCGTAAAAATCCAGTTGCTGCCGTGGCTTTTTGTATGCTGTTGGCTGTTAGTTATTTGTATATGGACTTGCGTTCGGGCAATCAAGAGCAGATTGATGAATGTCGCAAAGAGATGGCAGTCCTACGAGCAGAGCAGAAACAAGCATATAAGGCATTGAAGACGGCAGATTCTGCATTGTCCGCAGCCATTACTGAATTACGGATTATTAATTCAATGAAGAAACTATGAGATTGTTGATCATTTTTGCATTCGCTTTTATCGGTGGTTATTTGTTCACCGAATCTTGGGCAACTGAACCCAAGCCAGTAAGTGACATTGATGCTTTGTTGAAGAAGATTCAGCAGAACACAAAAGCCGTTGGTCAAGCCACTAAACAAGCACACGAGGTGAGTGAGAAATTGGTTGAAGCAAAAGTGGTTGAGAAAGAACAATTGAAAGAAGCCGTGGTTCTTGCTGAAAAGAAAGCAGAAGCCGTGGTCGTACAGATGCAAGTTGTTCAAGACCAAATGGAGGTGTATGCCGTGAAGATGGTAGGTGCTGGATTAGATACCACCACCACACCAATTGAGTTCAAGGGAGTGATCTATGATGCGTATTTGAACTATCTATCCGAAGGTGGAAAGGAAGAGTTTGATTATTTTAGAATGTACTTATGGCAACAAAAGTAAACATCACATCATTCCGTGTTAAACCCAAAAACAAATTGGGCAGACATACCAAGCACAAGAACAAACACAAGAGTTCCAAACCATATAAAGGACAAGGCAAATGATAGACAAAATCAAAGTAGCAATGAAGGCGAAAGGATATGCCTTTTTTGAAAATGGGGATTACAACATCAATATCATCGGCATTCGCAATTCGGATACTGGTAGCAAAGTGACAAATGTCTTTGATGACTTGTTAACCGTCAGTTACAAAATCGGTGATGTGTGGCATTTTAAGAAATGGGCTGCGACAACTGATCCCGGCACAAAGGGAGTGAAGGAATTTCACAATGCACAAGGCGTTGCTCGGTTAGTTCCCGGACAATATCGTGGAAGTCACGCAATCGGTTTGCATCAAGGCAAGTACGAAGCATTAAAACAAGCCAAACCCGTGAAGGTTTACAGAGATGCGAACAAGGATATGACCTACGACACCAAGTTAATCACCGAAGGTATCTACGGAATCAACATCCACAAGGCTGGGGCAGATTCAACCTATGTTGAGAATTGGAGTGAGGGTTGTCAGGTGTTCAAAAAGTCCGCAGATTTTGATGAGTTTATGGCTTTAGTCAAGAAGGCTGCCACATTGCACGGAAATTCATTCACTTATACACTTTTAGAAAGCAAAGATTTATGAAAAAATTAATGGAAATTTTCACGGGTGACAAAGGAGAGATGTCATCAAAACGATTCGTGGGCATTATCGGTGCTTTTGTTTTGTTTGCTACAATGGCTCATAATTCTCTTAGCCCTGCTGATATCGTACCTTCTCCAGAGTTGGTGACTGCGGTGGAATTCATCGTGATTGCTTGTCTTGGATTCACATCAATAGACAAGTTCTCAAACAAAAAAGATTGATTGCTATTTGATAGAGATGATATTCCAAAGAATAAACTTTCACGATAACAAGTTGCCAGTTTTCAAAGAAAACAAGGCAAAGGGATTCGTGACATTTGGTGCAGACAATCTCTATCCTGATTTTCTAATTGAACTATTTAACAAATCCCCAAAACACAATGCAATCGTTTCTGCAAAAGCTTCATATGTGGCTGGAATTGGTACTGAAGTATACGGACAAAACACCACCGACATCGCCAAAATCCAAAACAAACTCAAAAGCATTAACGCCTACGAGACCTACGAGGAACTCAAAGCAAAAGTAGCATACGATGCCGAGTTGTTCAATGGGTTTGCAGTTGAGGTGATTTGGAACAAGGCAAAGACCGCACCTTCGGAGTATTATCACATTCCATTCAAAGACATCCGCAAAGGATTAGAGGGTGAATATGTATATTGTGCGGACTGGACAGATAGCAAAGCGGAGAAAATCCACTATCAACCCTACAACCCAATCACTCGTGAATCAAAGCAATTGTACTATTGCCAATTTTACCGTCCCGGACAAGGCGAATATCCTTTGCCTGATTATGTTGGTGCGTTGAAATACATTGAAGTTGACACCGAGATATCTAACTATTATTTGAATAGCATTAAAAACGGATTCACGGCACAAACTCACATCCAGTTATTCAAAGGAATCCCCACACCTGAAGAAGCTCGTGCAACTGCAAGGAGATTCAAAGAAAACTATCAAGGCACGGACAATGCCGGTGGGTTAATTATCCAATACAACGATCCGACAGAGAAGGAATCAGTTATCAACAACCTTCAGCCATCGGATTTTGACAAACAATTTGACCTTTTAAATAAGACCGTACAACAAGAGATATTTGTAGCACACAAGGTCAACTCTCCAATGTTGTTTGGAGTGCGTGTAGAGGGACAATTGGGTGGTCGTAGTGAGTTGATTGAAGCCTATGAGATGTTTCATCACGCATACATTGAACCCCGTCAACAAAAGATTGATGACACCTTTGCTTACTTGCTTGAACCTATCGCATCGGTTCGCTTAGAAACCATCAACAAACCACCAATCGGTTTGGATTATCAGGCTTTGTTCACTGCTGGAATCATTGACAGAAACGAAGCAAGAAAAGAGTTGGGATTTGATGAGATTGAAGAACCGTTGAATGTTGCCCTATCAAAACAAAATCCTTTTGGGTGGGACGATGAAAGAGACATCAAGGTATTCCAACAATACGGTGAGAGTGCAGACAACTTTGAAGCGTACAAGTTTGAGTTTGTGGATGCCGTTGAAACTGCCATCTTGAATGTATTGAAAGAGAATAAAGGGTTGCAAGTTGGAGACATCGTGAACATCACTAAACTGGATGCAAAGGTTGTCGCTGATGCCATTGCTAAACTTGCCAAAGCAGAGTTGATCAAATCATACGAGGACGGTCTTGAAACAACTCCGAAAGGAGTTGAAGAAGTAAAGAGATTGCAAACCGAAATTGTGGTTCGTTATGGTTATGCTTTAGCTCCTGGAATCAAAGGTGGTTTGCTTATTCCCGGTTCAAGAGATTTTTGCAGACAAATTGTAGCAAGTAATCGTGTGTATAGTCGTGAGGACATTAACGCAATGTCTGCACAACTTGGTTACGATGTATGGAAACGCAGAGGGGAATGGTACACCAACAAAGAAACTGGAATCACCACGCCACAATGCCGTCACGTGTGGTCGCAACAACTATTAAGAAGAATAAAGTAAATGTGACGACAAAGAATTGATTTTGCTATATATTGGTATGAAGAGAACAATTTACATATACGGCTTAATCAATTCTTTAACTGGTCAAATATTTTATGTTGGTCAAACAAAGCGACCAAAAGCAAGATTGGGAGAGCATATTTCAAAGAATAAAACCGAAACAAACCAAAAGAAAAAAGAATTAATTGAAACGATTATACAAAACGGAGGTAAGTTGTTATTTGTTGAATTAGATAAAACAACAGACGAATCCGAAGCGTTTAAATTGGAAAGTAAGTACATTAATTCGTTTAGTGATTTAGTTAATTTAATGGATACCAAATTGCCCAATAGAACTGGAACAAAAATGAGTGACGAGGTAAAGTTAAAAATGTTTAAAAGTTCACCGTTAAAGAAAAAAGTAGCAATGATTGGAAGTGACAATTTGGTGATTCGGATATTTGATAGTGTGAGAGACGCACACAGAAAAACACAAATTGACCATAGGAGCATTTCGGCAGTTGCTTCGGGTTCTTTAATTAGAAAAACTGCTGGTGGCTTTAAGTGGCAATATTTATGACCAATTTTGTATATTTCATTTCAACCACTTATCTCAAAGACAACACACCTTTGAATGAGAATGTTGATGACAAGTTGCTGAAATCAGCAATCAAAGAAGCTCAAGAAATCTACATCCGTGATGTGATTGGTTCAGGTATCTACAACGAGTTGCAAGTACAGGCATTCGCAAACACCTTGACTGCCTTGAACACTACCCTTTTGGATTCGTACATTGCACCTTGTTTGAAGTACTACACATTGACCGAAGCAATGCTTCCAATGACCTTCAAATTGATGAACAAATCAGTTGCATCTCGTGAGAGTGACAATGCAAGGGCAGTATCTGTTGAGGAAATGACAATGATCGAAGGGCGTTATCGTGACAAAGCCGAATACTATGCCAACCGATTGAGGGATTATCTCCGCACATACACCAATGATTATCCTTTGTTCTTGAATCCCGGCAGTACCTTTGATACAATCCGACCAAAGAACACCGCTTTTGTCGGTGGTATTTATCTTCCAACATCTCAAGATTGCTTTTGGAACTATGACTTCCCCGACACGGACAAATAAATGGCAAAAAAACAACGAAGCCAAACTTCTCAAATTTCTCAAGAATGACACTAAACCAAATAATCCAAAAGATTCAAACGGCAGCCGAAAGCCATAAGATGGTTCACAAGTTTGGCGTTGGTCAGCAGTCAAATATGACGGTTGAGAATGTTGAGTATTATCCTTTGGTTTGGTTGTATCCAGATGGCTTCAATTTGCAGTCCGGTGGGAATCTTCAAACCTACAATTTTGCATTGCTTGTGATGGATCGTGTATTTGAAAGCGAATCAAACACCATTGAGGTGCTTTCGGATACTGCGCAGATTATGACCGACATCTTTGCATTGATTGAAGACAACACACAAAACGATGAGGATTTTGAGATTGTGATTAACGGCAACGCTTCCCCATTCTACGATTCAAAAACTGATATTCTCGCTGGATATGCAATCAACTTCCAAGTCCTCACTCCTTATCTACATAATACTTGCGTTGTTCCTGTTTAGTTGGTTGTGGGCTTTCTTCAATTATGATGAACCAGTCCGCTATATCAAACCACTAAATGTTGAACTGCACGAAAGAATCATTGAAAAAGAGAAGATCAAACGAATCACATTACTGAAAGAACTGAACCACTATGATACGATTTATCTTGATACTTTTGATGCTACATCTTCAGGGCTTGAAGGGGCAATCCGTCTCCATAGATTCTGCGACACTTCGGGTTGCGAATAGTTATCTTGTCAAAGGTGCAATCGCACGGCAAAAAGTTAGCCAATTACTGAAGGTTGTTCACTCGGATTCTATCATTATTTCGGAACAAGATTCGGTCATCACCAAACAAAAGGTAAACATCGCATACTTGAATGAGGAGAATAAGTCACTTTTGAGGCAAAATAAAGCCATTATTACAACTTTAAAGTTGTTTAAGGGTATAAGTATAGGTTTAGGAATTTTAACGCTTGTGGGATGGCTACGATAGACCTTGATAAATTACCCGATGCCCTTGATACTTATTTAGGGGATGCTTCCGAAGGCTCACTCCTTCAGCAAATCATCGTTGATTGGTGGAACAAGAAGGTTATTCCTCCGATTTGGGCGAATCTTGACAACAAAAACATCAATGCTTCTTCTGTTCTTCGCCAATCTTTTGTCCCAGGGGAGATTACCAAAACGCCAACATCCATCAACACGATTCTTCTCGCAGAGGATTACTGGGAATTTATTGAATACGGAAGGAAGCCAACAAGAAATGGTCACACCGAAGGCACTCCGTATCTATGGCAGTCAATCAAAGAATGGATGGCATTCAAAGGAATCAAGCCACCGCAAACGATGACCTACGATTCAATGGCGAAGGCAATCGCAAACAAGATTCACCGCAGAGGAACAAAGGCACAACCATTCCTTGAGGATGCGTTCACGGAATCAATACAGATGGAATTGGTGAATGAGTTGAATGCTCGTTTCGGGGATTTGATATTCTCCGAAGACATAAAATTGTAACAAAAAGAAAAGTTTATTTGCATTACTGATAAGTTTATTTTACTTTTGCTTTCGTTATGGATTACACGAAAGCAATTGAAACTATCAAATTAAAACGCAGACAAGGGCTATTTCAAATAGTCGCTCGTAAAACAGGGGTATCACTTCCAACGGTGAGAAAGTATTTGGTTGAGGGAAACATCGTTTCTCCCAAAGCCAAAGCCGTAATTGAAATTGCATTGAGGGAGGTGAACAATGATTGAAGCAACAATCAACGGATGGATTCTCACAATGGGTGGGGATAGGTATGTGTATATTGACAAGCAAGTTGATGACTATTTACTTGAGAATCACTTTGATGAACTTGAACCGTACCTGATCAAGCGTGATGTCTACTTTGGTGGATGCGTTGAGACCAATTTGGTCGGCATTGAGACGGAGAGATTCTTCTATCTTGAACCCGACAAGTTTACAGTATTATTTATGCTCGGACACAAAACAAATTTCCTATGAATAAATCAGAATCAATCAAGAACATCGCTGGTGCGTTGGTAA